GGCTTCGGCTTGAGGATGTCGCCGTTGGTGGAGCGAGCGCCCCGCTGCGGCACGGTCTTGTCGGGAAGCCAATCCGACGTGACCCGCTTCAGTTCTTGCATCCGTTCGTACAGCACTCGACGTGATGCGTGATCCTCCTCGCTCAGGCCGCGCCAGCGGTCCTCGCGTGGTAGCGCAAGTGCCTGAAACTCAAGCGCCACGTCGGCTTCTTCTGCCTTGACATCTAGGTAGGGGCGCAACGCCGTGATGGCTGATGCCGCTATCTGGTTCGCGGCCACCCACTCGTAGATCGAGCGCTGGTTGCCCGTCCGCTCGTTTCGGCGGATCGAACCACCGAAACGAGCCTGGAGGCGCTGGAGCGGTCGGGGTGCGACCTGATGAACGGAGAAACGCAGATACCAGACCCGCTTCCCCTTTCGCCGGTTCACCCCGACCGCGATGGATCCCTCGCCATCGACGAAGCCCGCGAGGTAGGCCAGTTCCATGTTGTCCATCCAGCCACGATAACATACATACAACTCAGTTGCAAGTACGTTCCGCGTCCATTTGGACTACCTATGAACTTGACATGCTTACCACCTAGTGGTAAGTCTACGCCTCATCGTACGAGTAGTTCACCGTCTGCTGCGTCCAGTTGCCCGGACCGGCGGACGAGCCGACGGCGAGCTGGAGGACGAGGTACTTGGTGTACACGCCGGTCTGGGCGGCGGTGTACTGGGCGAGGTCCCACGTGGCCTTGTTGCCCGAGGTGAAGCCCGTGGCATCCACGTTGGAGATCGTGGTCCGCGTCGAGGCCTGGTAGTAGGTCACGAACGCGCCCGTGAAGAACAGCGTGGTGCTGGTGTCCACGGTGCTGTTGAACCACACCTTGAACGACTGGACGTAGTTCGTCGGGGTGGCTGCGATCTTGAGCCGGATCCACTTCTCGTAGGAGTTGGTGCCGACCGTGATCGGGTTGGCCTGGCGGTTCGCCAGGGTGTTGGTGCTGTTGTCGGCCGAGATCAGGTCGATGCCAGTGACGGGGGCGTCAATGGTCGGACTCGATCCGTACGACACCGCAAGCTGGAGAGTTGCGGCCATTTGTGACTCCTCTGCTGGGCCCGGGGCCGGTTACTTGGCTGGAGTCTTGGGCTTATCGCCGTTCGACTGGCCCGCAGCCGGAGCGGGCGGCGGTGTGGCGACCTCCTTGGCCGTCAGAACGTCATCGACGGTCACGACGCCGAGCGGAGTGTTCGCCATGAGCTTGTTGTTCGGGTTGTTCTCGTCGTTGATGTCCCCGAGGGGAGGACGGCCTTCGTCCTGCCGCGCCTCGTTCACCGTCTTGTAAGGCATGCCCGCGAGCGCCAACTTGTTGATGTTGGCCTTAGACATGGACTCCTTGATATTCAGACGGGTGAAGCGGAAGGCGAGGTTGTTCTCGGTGCCTCCATACGAGGCATCCCAGACGATCTCCCGAGTGAAGTAGTCCTGGACGAGGGCGAGCAACGGTCGCAGCCCCTGATCCTGGGTGAGCTCCTGCTGGATCTCTCCCTCGGAGCGGTTGATGTTGAACGAGAGGCCGATGTCCTGCGGTGAGATCAGGTAGACGGCGCAGATCTTCCGCACGAGGTAGTCGAGCCACTCGCGGTACTGCATCTCCCGGTTCGAGCCACGGAACGGGATGAACTTCGCGCCCTTGGTGCCACCGAGGAACGCCATCGCGCCCCTGCCGGCCACCTCGTAGGTCCAGTACGACTTGAAGCCCTCGACCTGTTCCGGCCGGGCTCCCTCGCCAAGGTCCAGCATCCCGTCCGGGGCTGCGTTCGTCACCTGGCGCGTGTTGTAGCTGGAACCGTTGAGCTCCGCGTCTACGGTCATCTTCAGGGTCTCGAGCGGGGACAGCCCAACCACCGAGTAGGTCCGTGGGTTCGCCATGATGTAGACGAGGTCCTCGTTCTTGAACGGGACCTCGTAGGTCGGTGCCGGCACCCACCAGTAGCGGGTCTCGTCCGGGTCCCCGTCCCAGAGGGCGTTGACCTTGATCTTCGCCCCGTCCACGGCGTGGAGGTAGGCGATGCCCCCTCCGAGGGTGCGCTCCTTCTCGACTGAGCCGGCGTCGAGGACGAGGATGTCCTCGATGATCGGCTCGACCCACGATCGGAAGGACTCGACTGCCAGGTTCGGCCTCGTGAACAGGTCCCTGATCTCGGCCTGCTTGCCCTCGTTGAAGGTCTTGGTCTGGTCGAACGGGACGATGTCCCACTCGGCCGAGGAGACCTGGGCCTTGCGGACGTTGATCGCAGCCCGGATCCACTCCGAGTGCTCGGCCCAGTTGCGGAACAGGGCAGAGCTCGACTTCCCGACCTTCCCGCGCTCCTGGAAGATCAGGTTCGCGCTACCCGGGGGTAGGTTCTTGGGGCTGGTCCGGTACGACCGGGTCAGGATGTCTGTGATGACGCCCATCAGCGCGGCTCCTTGAAGTGCGCCGCAAGAACTCGGTCCTGCTGGGCGTTGAGGAAGTCGGTCTCGGCCTTGGCGTTCGCTGCCGCGATGGCCTCTTCGTAGGTGAGGCGGTGCGTCTCGATGCCGAAGAGCAGTGCCGCGATGTAGTCGGGAACGAGGCGCTTTCCGTCTCGGAACTCGTATTCGGTCCACGCCCTCTGGGGCATCTGCTCGCTCATCATCACCTCAGCGTTTCAGGCTTCCAAAGAAGAAGGTGTCCCCACCCATGTCCATCGAATACCCCAGGGCGTCGCAGAAGTCGTCATGGCCCTTGGGAAAGGACAAGAGCTCGACCTCGAAGGCTGTTCCGCGCAGGGACGTGTGGTGGAAGACCTTGTGGGCTTCGTACTTCGCGGCGACAGCACGGGCCCGGGTTACCTTGTCCACGTCCGCCTTCTTGCCCTCGATGGGGATCCTGGGGTAGGTCGCCATGACCTCCTGGATCAGAGTGGACTGGAACTGCTGGCTCTCCACGATGACCAGTCCGATGTTCGGGTAGGCCATCCAGCCGTCGTAGACGAAATCAGCGTGATGGCTCTCGCGCTTGTCGCGGTAGGCCGAGAGAACGTAGAAGTCGCCCGTGTCGAGCTCCTCGGCCGTCGTGCAGCGGGCCGTGTAGTCGGCGCGCTCCTTGATCGAGCTCGCCAGGTCAACGCCCATGCGAAGGGTGTACTTGCCCGCCGGCAGGATGTCGAAGTGGTCGAACGGGCCGTGGAAGATGTTGCCCTCGAGCAGACCCGAGATGTCGTTCTGGTAGGAGCAGGCGAAGAGGGCCGAGCCCATCTCCTCCTTCTCTTTCAGGAGCCGATCGACCGACCAATACTCGGGCCAGTACGAGATGAGCCGGCCGCGATCGTCCTCGGTGAGCGAGGCCACGACGTGGCTCTTCCAGCCGAAGCCGCCGTCGTAGGTCGGCTTCATGAACTGCTCGTACAGGTCTTCCTCGCCCCAGCGTGTCCCAATGACGACCACAACTCCGTCCGGTGCTAGACAGGGCTTGAGGGTCTTCTTGAACCAGACCTCGACCGCCTCGCGCTGATCGACCGACTGGGTGTTCTCCTCATCGAGGATGTCGTCCATCAGGATCAGGTCGAAGCGCTTGCTGATGATCGCCCCGCCGACTCCGACGGCGAAGAGGGTGACGTCCTTGCTGCCCAGCCAGCGGCTGCCGGCCACCAGCCATTCCTTGTCGGTCCACTTGGCCGAGGAGGGCTTGCTCTCCGGGAAGACCAGGCGATGCGCCGAGTTCTGCTCGATCGTGTACTTGATCGCCCTGGAGAAGTCCTTGGCCTGGGTGTCGGTGTTGCTGACCATCCCGATGCGGATGTCGGGGAACTTCCCGACCAGCCAGGCGCACAGGATCGTGTTGTCCCAGGTCGTCTTGGCTCCGCCCCGGGGAAGGAGGTAGACCTCGTTCTCGCGGGCGTAGATCGCCGTCAGGGTCTCGGTCACCATCTCCCGGTGGTGGATGGCCGGGACGTATCCGAAGACGAGCTCGCCGTAGGCGAAAACCGCCTCCGGACCGTCAGTTCTCGCCAGCTCCACCAATGCGTGGGATCGGAGAGCGTTGAGCGTCTGCGGATCCAAGCCCCCGAGTTGCTTCGACAATCCCTCTGAGGACTTCGGGTCCCAGGGTTCCTCCGGCGGAAAGACTGATACCAAGGCTTCGCTCCTCCGTGATGCTGGACGGCCGTCCGAAGAGGACGTTCAGGCGGTCGATCAGGAGCGCCACGTCGGCTGGCTTGACCACGATGAGCGGCTCCGTGATCCACTCGTCGTGGCGGAAGACGTCGCGTGTCTCGTGGAGCTGGGCTCGCATCTTCGTGATCGCCTCGTCGATGAGGTCGATGGCGTTGTCGCGCACCTTGACCTCGCGGGCGATCCGCTTGGCCTCGTCGTCGGCCAGGTAGCTGATTGCCTTCTCGTTCCGCTGGGAGCGGAAGTCGAGTCGCTTCTGGTTCCAGTCATGACGTGTGGACTGGCCCATGACCAGGGAGTGGTTGGAGATGCCGTTCAGACGGGCGAGCTCGCGCAGGCTCATCTCGCCTGTGATGTACTGCTGCTCGATCGCGGTCCAGTCGAACTTTCGGTTCATCTGATGTCCCTCGTGATCCCGTACCGGAAGTCCGGGTCCCACCAGAGCTCGAGGCGGGTGATCTTGGGGTGGTTGATGAGAAGGCGCTCCATGATCCAGGAGGCGATCCCCTGGCCCGTCTGGGATCCGCCCACGAGCATGTCGCTGAGCTGGTGGAGGTGGAGCTCGGAGCAGATCGCCTCTAGGTTCCTGACCACTTGCGTGGTCACCTCGGTCTGCTCGGTCACCTCCACGATGAAGTGGTGACCATGAAGATGCTGGGACTCGAGAGGCTCGGCGTGGGTCGCGTCGAAGCTGAACCTGGCGATGACGTAGCGGCTCACGAGGTTGGCGTCGCCTCCCAGATCATCTTGGCGGACATGACCTTGCGGAAGCAGTTCTCGCAGGATCTCTCCTGCCAGAAGCCGGGCGGGAGGCTCTCGAGGACTTCGTCCTCGTCTCCAACCTCCAGGCCGCATGCGGTGCTTCTCGGGTCATCGAACTTGAGGACATGCCACGAGGCGAGCAGGACCCAAGCAATGGAGGACATCGCAACTCCTCAACGTGAAAAAGAGGACGGGCCGCCCACGAGGGGCGACCCGTCCATTCGGGGTCGGCTACTGCTCTACGCTGCCCGGAGGTCAACCAGGAGAGGCGCGGAGCGGCTACCAAGAGACCCTATGCAGTTGTACCACGAACCCTACAGCGTCTGCCAGTCCCTTTGCTAGAGGTCCTGGTCAGTTTGCCGGTCGTTCACATCCATCCAGCGGTCAGTTTCGACATCGTAGCGCCAATCGACCGTGAACTCAGACCTCCCAACGCGCACGACGTTGCCCTTCTCGTCCACGATCAGCCCGAGAAGCTCACCTTCGTGGATCGTGAAGCCGATCAGGGCTCCGTTGCGCGATCCGACCCAATCTGCGGTGATCGAGACCCGCAGGGGCTCGCCAGACGGGAAGAGGCCGATCATCGGATCCCTGAGCACTTGGCGCACATGGGAGGCGACGTGATCGCGTCGCCCAGGCCAACGTAGAAGCAGACCCGGCGCTTCTGGCAAGCCAGGCACTTCTGGCGCGGGGCGCGGTGAAGACGGATGGTGATCGAGACGGCCATGGCCTCGCCAGGAGTCGCCGCGAACGTGGTGTCCACCGGGCTCGGAAACATGACCGCCTGGTCGGGATGATGGGGCTCTGGAGCTCGCAGGGGCGATGTCATGTTGACCTCCTACCAGTCCCGCATGATCGCGGGGGTGTTCGGGCCAGCGTAGAGGCCCACGGTGTTGAACTCCAGGTACTCCTGGGCGTCTTCGTCGGTGAGATCCCCGTCCGACGTCATGATGGCGACCATCTTGGCATAGCTGTAGACGGCGAAGTAGCGATGGGTCCCGCCGACCTCATTGATGATGATCCCGCCGTCGTCGTGAACGATCCTCTCCGCGACCGGCTCGAAGCGCTCCGCGATGCCCATGAACGCTTCGTCCATGCCGTCGAACAAGATGATGCCCTCGTCCTCGAGGCCCATCTCTCCGATGATGAGCTCGTTGATTTCGTCGCGGGTCATTTCTTCTTCGTCCCGAGCTTCCGCTCGAAGAACTCCCTGTCCTGCTTCGCGAGGTCCGCGAAGACGTCCTTCATCGGGTGCGTGGGCACCGTGCGGCGCTCCTGACCCATGAACTCACTCCCAACCGGCGGTCGGGCGGCCAGTTCTTTCTTCAGACGCTTCACCTCGGCCTCAAGGTCCTCGATCTTCTCGCGTGCGGCCGACAGGCTCGATGTCTGATCGGGGGCCGGGATGATTGGAGCGAAACCCGTCGTGGTGGGGACCGATGAAATCCCGACACTCTCGACGGTCATCTGGTCGATGACCCGAATGTCCCCCTCCATGTGAGACTCGTCAATCGTGCCCCGAATGGTGGCGCTCGGCAGCGCCGCGATGTAGCCCTCGGGGTAGTAGGTGCCCACGGCCTTGGTGTAGCGCCGGATCTTGACCGGCTCCTGTAGGGCCGCGAGGTTCGCCTTGGCGAACTCCGCCGTCGTCATGTCCTTCATGCGGTCTCCTTCAGTTCAGCCCTTCTCCGGGCGGCCCTGTTGCGGTTGCGGGCCCTCCGCTCCCTCTCGTAGGCGGCGACGTACTCCGGGGCGTGCTCCTTCAGCCATTTCCGGTAACGGCGCGACTTCTCGGCCTTGGCAGTGCGGTACTCGGCGTCACGCTGCCGGAGACGGGCGTACAACCGGGCCCGCTCCCTCTTGCACGAGATGCACTGGTGCCACTCGTTCTTCTCCCAGAACTCGGTCGTGATCGGCCACCAGTAGCCGCAGTGCGGGCAGCGAAGCTCGGGGCCGTCGATCAGGGAAAGGCGGAGACGGAACTGGTCAGCCATCCAGAGCCCGGTCGATGAGGTCGAGGGCGGCGGCCTTCGTGATGAGTCCGCCATGTTCTTCGGGGACGATGACCGGTTCGTGGGGCGGGAAGAGATTTCCGCCCACTGTCCCGTCAAGGTTGTAGTGCGCTCCTATCGTCCAAGAGCAGCAGGAGGCCTTACGTGAGAACCAACCCTCCAGCCCCTCCACCTTCTCGCGGAGGTCGCGGAGGGCGGCGGCGCGGGCTTCGGCTTCGATGGCGGCGATCATCTTCGCGGCTCCGTCAGGCACGACCTTGAAGCCAAAGGCGATCCCAGCATCCAGCAGGAACCGCAGCGCAAAAGCGCCGGTCTCGGTGGTCGGGGTCATGGCGTCCCTCCGTCGATGATGCGCAGGACGGCGGTGCGGCCGATAGTCTCTGCCCCCGGCCCGTCGCCGAAGACGCCGCGCATGGGCAGCCCCTCCACCGCTGCCCTGATCCGCGCCCGCTCCGCCGCGACGGCATCGCACACCGCGACGTACCAGCAGCCGGACGGGTGCGTCCCGTTGCTGTGGCCGCAGGGCGGCAGGCGGTTGACGTAAGTGCGGTCGCCCTCGCGTTCGATGATGTCGGTCATGGTCGTTCCCTCCGCTTGATCCACACGAGGACGATGAGGGCCGCAGCCACGCCGATCACCGAGAGGATCAGATACCAATCCGGATAGCCGCAGATCATGGCGTCTCCTTCGCCGTGGCGAGTGCGGCGAGGGCGGTGCGAAGGGCGTCTCCGGTTCGGCTGGGCCGCACATCATCGAAACCGTCCCAATCAGCGAGGAAGTCAGCCGCCGCCGCAACCAGCCCATCCAGCGCGGCGCGGAGGGTGGCGATCTCGCACTTGTGGTCGTCACCGCACGACACGCAGACGAACGCGGGTTCGTCGCAGCACGGCTCGGTGGGCTTCATCGGATCTACCCCAGTTCTCGTCATCGTCGCCCACGGGAAACCGCTGAACGCCTCGGCCACGGGATCAGCGGCCATTCCCGGCCTCCTTCGCCGTGGCGAG